CTATACAGTAACAGCACAGGATACGGAGAATTGTTTCAATGGGCAGATGAAAACACCAAAGATGAAAATCGAGTAGGGTTTACAGTTGCACTAAATGAAAATGGAAAGTTGGTACTTGCATCAGACGGAGATAAAGTTATAGGTGTTGTAGCACATTCGGCCGCAGTAATAGGAAATGCAGGTTGGAACACATGGACACAAAAATACTACAACACAGAGGATGAACACTCGACTACAGTAGACTTTAAAGTAGTTGAATGGATAGATGAATTAGGTACGTTACAGAGTCATTATTTAGACAGTTTGGGAGCCAATTTTGCTTTACCAGATGGATCAATAATTTATGAAACATACTATGATGGTAGCACAATGAAACGTAGAGTATTTAGTGATGAATACGACATGAATAAAGAGTATATACCGAGAATTAACAGAGGATACACAATAGTAATTTTAACCGGTAGAGTTAACATGTTTAAAGGACAAGAAGTTAACAGTACGTGGACAAAGTTATATGACATAAATGACAACTTAGAATGTTGGATTTTGTGATAAACGATAAATAGTTACAATATAATTGTGCTTACAAACAAGCAAAAATTAGGGGAATAAAAAAATGGCAACAGCAATTCAAAGGAGACGAGGTACCACAAGCCAACACAGTAGTTTTACTGGTTTAGCAGGTGAGATCACGATCGATACAGATAAGAATACGGTCGTAGTACACGACGGTTCAACCGCAGGCGGTTTTCCACTCGCAAAATATACAGATGTTTCAGCACTTGGTGGTGCAGACATTACTGATGTTGTTGCTGGATCAGGTCTAACAGGTGGAGCCACAAGTGGTAGTGCTACGATATCAATTGACTATGATGGCATAGCAGGTAGTTTAATACCTACTGCTAACATCACATATGACTTAGGTTCATTAACTAAGCAATGGAGAGACATATACGTTGGTCCAGGATCATTATATGTTAACGGAACAAAAGTTCTTGAAGACGATTCAGGAACAATTCAGTTTACAGCAGATGCAGACCAGAACATCAGTATTTTAACTACTGGTTCAGGTGACTTAGAACTAACATCAGGTGGTGATATCCAGATAAAATCAGACATTGCTTTAACAGATACTAAAACAATTAGTTCAACAAATGGTGTTAAGTTTGCTTCAAACATTAACATGAACAGCAACAACATTAACAACTTAGATGATCCAGTAGCGGCTCAAGATGCGGCTACAAAGGCATACGTTGATACAGTTGCTCAAACAGGCGAAGAAGTACAAGATATTGTCGGTGCAATGTTTACATCAAACACTGAATCAGGCATTACAGTAGCATACGACGACACTGACGGAACAGTTGATTTTACAGTTGGAACACTTAACCAAAATACAACAGGTAGTGCGGCACAGTTAACAACACCAAGAAATATTTCAGGTGTTGCTTTTGACGGAACGCAAAATATCGAACTTAATACTTCACACATTGATGAAGATGCAAGTAGATTATACTATACAGATGAAAGAGTAGCAGATAAAATTGGAGCAATCCTATCCGCTACAGGTAACATTGCTGTAGCATATGACGATTCAGCAGATACTATTGTTATTAGTGAAACACTAACAACAGATGATATCACAGAAGGTGATAATCTTTATCATACAACAGCAAGAGTAAGAACTAACATTGATCATACAACTGGTTCAGCAGATTATAACAGCTCAACAGGTGTTATTACTATTCCAGCAACAACTGATCACGTTACTGAAGGAACAAACTTATTCTATACAACAGAAAGAGTTCAAGACGTAGTTGGCGCATTTACTAATGGCGGCGACGGAATGACATCAACATATGATGATTCGGCTGGTACATTAACAGTAGCAGTAGACGGAACAGTGGCAAGATTAAATGCCGCGGCAACGTTCGCATCAGACGTAGTTGTTTCAGGTAACTTTACAGTAAACGGAACAACAACTACAGTTAACACGGCAACATTAGCAGTTGCTGATAACGTAGTTGTACTTAATTCAGGAACAACTGGTACCCCTTCAGAAGATTCAGGAATTGAAGTAGAACGTGGATCATCAACTAATGTTAAAATACAATGGGACGAAAGTTCAGACAAATGGCAGTTTACTAATGACGGTTCAACATACCAAGACATTCTAACAGAAGCACAGGTCGAAGCATTCTTTAGTGCATCGGATGCCGGTGGGTTAGGATCATTCAGTTACAGCAGTGGTGTTTATACATATACTGGTCCAAGTAATGCAGATATTACAGGACTTATCAGTGTAACAGATGCAGGTGGTGACGGAAGTCTTTCATACAGCAACGGTGTTATTACATATACAGGGCCAAGTGCTTCTGAAGTAAGAGCACATTTAAGTGCTGGTACTGGTTTAGACTTTGCATCAGGTGTATTTAGTGTTGAAGCAGGCAGTATTGGTGCTACAGAATTAACAGCATCAGGTGTTACAGCGGCAACATACGGAAGCGGAACAGCAGTACCAAGTATTGTAGTAGATGCAGACGGACGTATAACATCAGCAAGTACAACAGCAGTTGCAATATCTCACTTAGATACAGATGACTTAGCAGAAGGTACTAACAAGTTCTTCTCAACAGCACAAGTTGACGCTCATTTAACAGGCGGAACAGGTATTACATATAATGCAGGTACTATTAGTTTAACTGATACTGGTTACATTACTGGTGTTACAGCAGGAACAGGTTTAAGTGGTGGTGCTACAAGTGGTACAGCAACTTTAAACGTAACAGGCTTAACAGTTTCAGAATTAGCGGCAGGCTCATTACAACTTAGTACAGAGTCATTTGCTGATAACGATACTACATTAATGACATCAGCGGCAATCCAAGATAAGATTGCATCACAAGTTGAAGCATACGGATACTCAACTACAGTTGGCGATATTACAGCCGTAGTAGCAGGAACTGGTTTAACTGGCGGTGCTACATCAGGTAGTGCAACATTAACAGTTGACAGCAGTTATATCACAGGCTTATTTAGTGGTGGAACTGGTATTACATATAGTAACGGTGCAATTAGTTTAACAGATACAGGTTATGTAACAGGTGTTACAGCAGGTACAGGTTTAAGCGGAGGCGGTACTTCAGGTACAGTTACAGTAACTCTTGATATGTCAGAACTTACTGACATGACAGCGGCAATGGCTGGCACAGATGAGTTTATTGTACTTGACGGTGGAGCAGATAGAAGAAAAGCGGCAAACGAAATTGGATTAAGCATATTCAGTAACGACAGCGGCTTTACAACTAACGTTGGTGACATCACAGGTGTTACAGCAGGCTCATACTTAACAGGTGGCGGTTCAAGTGGTGCAGTTACATTAAACGTAGACGCAACATCGGCTAATACAGCAAGTAAAGTTGTAGCCAGAGATGGATCAGGTAACTTTAGTGCAGGCACAATTACAGCAACAGCAACACAGGCACAATATGCGGATTTGGCTGAGAGATACTTAGCAGATGCAGATTTAGAACCTGGAACAGTTGTTATGTTTGGCGGTGAAGCAGAAATTAAAGCATGTGACACAGACGGATGTCATGCAGTAGCAGGTGTTATTAGTACAGACCCAGCATACTTAATGAACAGCGAAACTGATGGTTTACCAGTAGCATTAACAGGAAGAGTACCTACTAAGGTAACTGGACCAGTTGCTAAAGGTGACTTAATGGTTAGCTCAGGAATGAGCGGTCATGCTAAAGCAGATAACAACGCACAGGCTGGAAGAATAATTGGTAAAGCAATTGGTTCCTCAGAAGGCGGCGAAGCAGTTATTGAAGTACTTGTTAACTTAATGTAAGCAAAAACTCAAAGATTAAAAAAGCACACTACGGTGTGCTTTTTTTTGGCTGTTCAGATGCTATGCATAAAAACATAAGCAAGATCCGATAAATATAGTTAAATAACAATAAGATTACTAAGGGAGTAATAGTGGAAGATATCTTTAATTTGATCGCTGAGGTAGGCGCACCAATCGCCGGCAGTATGGTGATGGGCTTTTTTATATTCCTGGTGATTAGACAGATATTGGAAGGTATTGTTGATCAAGTTAAAACATTAACAATTTTTTGTAAAAGTTTAGAAGCAAGAGCAAGTACTATGAGTAATGAGATGATGAAAATTGATTTGCTTGTTAGTAGTGCGTTAGATTTAAGACCAGACATAGAAAGAATTGCCCGTGCAAATAATTTTGTTGAAGATGGCAAAGTTGATGCGAGAAGAGACTAATGGACGTAGGCTCATTAATTTCTGAATTTGGTTTTCCAGTTGTACTTTGTGTAGGACTTGGATACTTTATATTTTTTATATGGAGATTTATTGGAGAGCATATTGACCCTGCATTAGCAGATATGCATGTTGCTTTGATACGAGTCATAGATAAAACTCGTATGCTGGATCAGGACATGATTAGATTACAGCAAAAAGTAAATGTTGTTTTAGAATACAAAGCAAGACAACAAGTTTTAGAAGAAGCCAAACAAAAAGAGGCTCTTCGCAAACAAGAGGAACAAGAGGAAGACGAATGAAAATTACAGGAACACATTTAGGATTGCTGGTTATAGTAGGTTATTTTTTAATAGCCACAACTGCTGATCTACAAGCAGACGAATTAAAGTTTAAATTCAAGTCTCCATCTTTTAGCGGCTCAGGAACTGGTGCTCATTATTTAACAATTGAGAACCAAGAGAAAAGCAGAAGAGATAAAATTAAAGAAGACATTGAAGCGGCATTAACACGAGCTGAAAGAGAAAACGACAACAGTACAATTAATAAATTTATTAGAAATTTGGAGAGTAGGATTTATTCACAAATTTCTAAAGGATTAGTTGATAGTATGTTTTGTGATCCAGCAACAGTAATAACATGTACAAATTCAGACTCAGGTAGTTTTGAGATTGAAGGAAATACAGTAACATATATTAAAACAGTAAATGCAGATGGTATGGAAGTAATTACAATGACTATTGTTGATCCAAACGGAACGATAACAACAATAGAAATACCAATTGGTATAGGGAGCATAGGCGGAGGCTAATGAAAGTTTGGAATTACATATTGTTCGTTGTAGGAGCATTGTACTTAACTGGATGTGCAAGTGTATCAATACCTGGTGATACAGCATGTCAAAGTGATTTCCTCGAATGCATCGAAGAACCGAGACAGGTCGAACTACCAACATATAGAAAATTAAGATACCTACCACCAAGCGAATCAATGCCAGTGGTAGCAGTATATAATTTTACAGACCAGTCAGGTCAAAGAAAAAGTCAGGATGGTGTAGCAAGTTTTAGTACAGCAGTTACACAGGATCCTAAAAGTTTATTAATCGATGCTCTTAAGGCGGCAGGTGCTCAAGACAATCCGAAAGGAACTTGGTTTCGTGTTGTTGAAAGAGGATTAGGATTAGATAATTTAGTGCGGGAAAGGCAAATTGTTCGTAGTACACGTGAACAATATCAAAGCAATGAAAATCCTGCACAACAAGTTCAACCATTATTATTTGCTGGTATGATACTCGAAGGAGGTGTTGTAGGTTATGACACTAACGTAGAGACCGGCGGTAATGGTGCAAGATATCTCGGCATTGGGACAACAAACCAATACCGCAGAGATAGTGTTACAGTTTCATTAAGAGCAGTTAGTACATTAACTGGTGAAGTAATACTAAACGTACAAACATACAAAACTATCTTGAGTACAGGAATGGCAGGAGACGTATTTAGATTTTTAGATATGGATACTAAACTGCTTGAATTAGAAAGTGGTATGACACAGAATGAGAGTGTGACATACGCAGTTAGATCAGCGATCGAAGCCGCAGTATTGTCATTGATTAAACAAGGAGACGAGAGAGGTTATTGGAAAATTGTTTATCCTGAAAATTGGGACGATGAAGTTGCTAAGTTAGA